CGTTCTTGCATCTTGCGATACCAACGAGGGTGCTCTATCTTGCTACCGTTGCTGATGTTGGCCAAGTCTTTTAGGCCCAAATCAATGCCAACGGCATCGCCGCCAACGGATTCGATTGATTCCACCTCGACGGGGAGATTGATGAACCAATGCCCTTGACTATCTTGGCTGAAACTGCCTGCTCCAAAGCTTTGTCCTTCTTCGAGGTCTCGGCTTACCCACGCTTTATATGCGCGTCCACGAAACCAAAATGCGCCGTTTTTGTAGATGACGTGACCTGTATTAAACGGCACCCATCCAAGCGACCTTTTGTTACTTCGCCATCGAAGCCAAGCTTTTTTGTGGGTCTTGCGGTTGTCGTCGTATTTGCAGCAAACACCTTGGATGGTGTGCGCGTGAATGTCCAACTCTTTTGAAGCCCCAGCAGTCAGCTTCTGAAGGTCGTATTTGGACAACCACTTGCGTCCACGCTTGACGGCCTGCTGCTGTGTCTCATTGCAGTAGTTCCAAACGAAATTGACGGCACGCGCTTGTCGGCGCAATTCGCTGTCGGCTGTATCCCGTAGCCGAAATTTATATGTCAGTTGCATGTCAACTCCTTAATGCTACGCTGCGCGTAGCTGCTCTTTGACCTCTGGCTGAATCCAGGGTATTGCGTCGCTAGTCTGTTCAAGGTAGGTAAATCTTTCCATTGCGTTCTTGGTACGCCGCATATGCGGTCCCGTTGATGACAATCTCGTATCGCAGGAGGCCGGGGTATTGGCAAGGTCTGGCATCGATCGGTTTGCGCTGGTGGCACAGTATCATGGCGTCCCTGTCACCCAGCCACTCGGTAACCGCGTCAAGCAGCGCAGGGTCTGGGTCAGGTACGCCGTATAGTGTTACAGACATCTTGGTCTCCGTCGCACGCCTCGGTTAGCCCTATTCAAAAGTATCTTCACTTGCTCTGGGTGGGGGACTGTACCACTAAACAAGCGTCGGACACGCTTTGCTATAAATTCGCACAAACAGTAGACTGTGAAACATGCTATAAAAAATGCAGCAACTGCTGCTAGTGTGGGGAATCCATCGTTCCAAGCCCAGTTGTCGGGCATCGGCTCAGTGGGCTGTCTTAATGTCGAGAACTTTGAAGTGGTCACGGTATGAAAATCCTTCTGCATACGTGGTCGCGTACCGTAGTCCATAGCATGGAAAATGATTTGTTGAGCAAGTCCATGGGTACGGTTGCACACTTTCGGTACACGTCGTACTGTGTACCAGTCGGTCGTCGGCGTCCTAATCTCATCAAATTCTTCCTGGGTTGCAGTATTCGCAGACCACATTGCTCACTTTTTTAGCCCCTCAAGGCTGGTGTGGTACAGGTCGTGGGACAGAGAAAACATGGGGTCCCACCAGTACAGCAGGTCACTGAACGACACTTCAATGGGCAGTTTGTATTTACCTAGTTTCATTTTTAATACCTATAAAGCATTTATAGAAGATTGGAATTTGGATTAGGTCAGGGCCTAATGTTGTAGATGCGCGAATACTGTAGAAGACGGATGACATGTGTGATCTGGCACTTACTCCTAATTTCAAGGTTCGCTCCTGATTTGGTGCAGTACTTGGGTACACACCGGGTCCCACACTTGGTCCCACGCTTGGTCCGGTACTTGGACCCACACTTGGACCCACACTTGGTCCGATACTTGGGGATTCGGCTTGTCAAGTCTCATGGTTTGCTCCTGATTCGGCGTGAAACTTGATTCGGCGTGCAAGTTGGCCCCACACTCGGTCCAACACTCGACCTAGTGCTTGGTACTGCACTTGGTCCCACACTCGGTCCAACACTCGACCTAGCACTTGGTACCGCACTTGGTACCACACTCGGGCATTCGGCTTGTCAAGTCTCATGGTTTGCTCCTGATTCGGTGTGGGGCTTGGTTCCACACTCGGTCCAGCACTTGGTCCCGCACTCGATACCGTACTTGGTCCCACACTCGGACCCGCACTTGGACCCGCACTTGGTACCACCCTCGGACATCCGGCTTGTCAAGTCTCATGGTTTGCTCCTGATTCTGCGTGTAACTCGGTTCCGCACTCGATACCGCACCTGGCCCCGCACTCGGTCCAGTACTCGGACCCGCACTTGGTCCCACACTTGGACCCGTACTCGATACCGCACTTGGACCACCACTTGGAGCCACACTCGTACGTTCGGCTTGTCAAGTCTCATGGTTTGCTCCTGATTCGGCGTGTAACTCGGTCCCATACTTGGTCCAACACTTGGTCCCGCACTTGGTCCCATACTTGGTCCAACACTTGGTCCAACACTTGGTCCAACACTTGGTCCCATACTTGGTCCAACACTTGGTCCAACACTTGGTCCAACACTTGGTCCCGCACTTGGCCCCACACTCTGTTCCACACTTGGTTCCCCACTTGGCCCCACACTTGGACATCCTGTTTACCAAGTCTCATGGTTTTCTCCTAGTTCGGTGTCCAACCTGGACCCACACTTGAACCCACACTTTGTCCCACAATTGGCCCAGTACTTGGCCCCGCACGTGGGACCACACGTGGTCCCACACTGGACCCCACACTCGAACATCCGGCTTGTCAAGTCTCATGGCTTACTCCTGATTCGGTCCCACACTTGTCCCTGTACTGGGTCCCACACGGGGAGCCACGCTTGGCCCCACACTCGACCTAGCGCTTGGTCCCGCACTTGGACCCACACTCGAACATCCTGTTTACCAAGTCTCACTTGACAAGCAGGGACACACCCTGATCGCTTTTAACGGGCTTCTCATAGGACAGCCAGACAAGTGGGCCAGTGGGCAAGCTGCCGATGTTGTAGTCGTCGTATCCGTCGGTCAGCACCACGAATGGAGCACCCGCAACGTAATCGGGACTGCCAATCACTTCTTCCATGGCAGGTCGCACTGCCGTGCCTCCGCCTCCGGGCATAGAGGTGATGGTGTAGCCTTCCATGTCGTCGAATTCGATCACGTCCCGGCGCTGCACTCCTACGTCGTAATACACAATCTCCAGCGTGTTGACTTGTACGGCCCGCATCAGGCCAAGAATGTCGGCGGCCACGGTGTTCAAGGTTCCGCTCATGGAGCCGGACGTGTCAACGAACAGGTACACATGGTCAAGGGCGGGCTGTTCACCGGTCTTGGACGGGTGGTACTCCTGACGTGTGCAGAACGGACGGCGGCGCACCTTGGTCCAAGTCTTGCGCTCAGGGCTGGGGATGGATTGCAGGAAGTCGGCAAGGGTGTCTTGCCAGCGCACTTTCTCGGCAGCCGCAGTGATAGCGATGTTGTCGATTCCCGGAGCGTTGCCAGCCAAGGTCTGCCGGGCAGCTTCGGAGGCTTTCTGGGCGGACTTCCACAAGCGTTCGGCCTCGGCTCGGGCTTGTGCGGCCTCGGGGGTGTCGTCTCCACCGTACCCGTGGTGATCGAATGAATCGTTGGGCTGCACATCGGCTTGCGAGCGCAAGTCGTCGTACACATCCCGCCAGTTCCAGCCCTTGTACTTGGAGTAGCTGTCGGGCAAGGGCAGGAAGTTCTGGATGTACCTATCGGCAGGGGCAACTCCAGGCTGGTCGGCTTCGGACAGCTCGGCCACAAAGTTCTCCACCACCACATCCTGTGCGATGTTGCGCAAGCGAAAGAATGACTCATCGGTGATCGTCTTGTCACGCCAAGGGTGGGACAAGTGCTCCAGCGCACCGTGCAGAATCTCGTGCAAGATCAAGCCGCGCTGCTGCGGGGGCGGGGCTTGGGCAATGAACTCCGACTGGAACAGGAACTCGGTCGATGTGCAAGCCGCTGTCTGCGGGTATGGGGCGGGGATCTTGGCCTGATACTCCTCGGGTGAGAGGACACGCATCGGGATAACGAACAGGAAGGGTTCGATGTGCGGCAAGCGGGTCACAAGGGATTTAGTGAGTTTGGAGAGGTCGTCTTGAGTGAACATGATGCTTTGATGGTTGAGGTTGTTAGGTGGCAAGCCTGCCACAGGAGTTTAGTGAGTTGGTTCCACACCTGATTCGATACCTGATCGGACGCTGTGTCCCACACCGTGTGGAGCAGGGAGGATGTCAATCGGGGGTCATCAAGTTGCATCTTAGGTATGTACTAGCACGTACAGGTGCAAGGACTGGCTTCCATGCTGCCCTTACGTGTTGGGTTGAGTACAGTACTAGGCCCCACACTCTTGTTCTACATGGGTTTGGAATGGATAAGTACATTTGGTTGTTCCTAACTTGTGGTTCAGTGGGAAACTTGGTTCCGCACTCGATACCGCACCTGGCCCCGCACTCGGTCCAGTACTCGGTCCCGCACTTGGTCCCACACTTGGTCCCGCGCTTGATCCCACACTTGGAACCCCACTCGGACCCACACTGGGCCGTCCGGCTTGTCAAGTCTCATGGTCTGCTCCTCACTCGGCGTGTAACTCGGTTCCGCACTTGGTCCAATACTTGGTCCCGTACTTGGTTCCGCGCTTGATCCCACACTGGGAACCCCACTCGGACCCACACTTGGTCCTGCAATTGGTTCCGCACTTGGAACCACACTTGGTCCAATACTTGGTCCCACACTCGGGCATCCGGCTTGTCAAGTCTCATGGTCTGCTCCTAATTCGGACTCGCACTCGGCCCCGCACTCGGTCCCGCACTTGTTTCTGTACTTGGGACCGCACTCGGTCCAGTACTCGTTCCCGTACTTGTATCCACACTTGGAGCCACACTCGGCCCCACACTTGGCCCCACACTCGGACATCCGGATTGTCAAGTCTCATGCAAGCCGGGCGAAAGCCCGGCCCTCCTTTCATTACAAGATTACAGCAAGCTCGTTTCGCCAAGTCTGGGACTTCACCAGCAAGTCGGCACTCACTTTCTTGCGGCTTGCATTCAGCAGGAACACTTGCTTCAACTCCGAACCAAGTCGCTCCGCGTACTTGAGCAGCGGCTTCCAGTTGCTCTCATCAAGCCCGGACGCTGCGGTGATCGCAGCAAGCCGACGATCGAACAGTTGCTTGGGCACTTTCGCAGTCCCGGCCACCATGTCGGCAAGCGGGATGAACTCGGCGGACTCCCGCAGGAAGTGTTCAAGGTTGGAAGCCGCTTTCTGGCCGATAGCACCTTGCAAGCAGGGCTGGCGCACACTGTCGGGCACGGCCTTGATGATGTTGGAGGCAAGCTCCAAGCTGCGCATCGAGCAGAACTTGCGCTTGGGGTGGCGCTGGTCGTACCCGTAGTAGCTCGTCAACTCCGTCTCGGGCCTCGTCTGAGCCTGCGGGTCAAAAGACTTCAAGGCCTGTGGGTTGACGCGCACCCATTCGATGATGCGAGCATCCACACCCCGGTCAAGCATGACTTTCGTAGCCTCGGCAAGTGTCGGGTCGTCCACCTCGATAGACACCACGCGGTTGCCCATGTGCGGCTTGAACTTGTCACCCACACGGAACTCGGCGGCGTTTCCAGTCACGACAACGATGGTGTCCTCGGGGTACTCGTGGTGCATGTAGGTGCGGGGGAAACCGTGCACCATAGGCAAGAAGGCATTGAGAATGTCGTCGGGGGCCTTCCACAACTCGTCCAAGATGAAGGCGGTCTTGGGTGCGGGATGCCACATCTCAGGGGTGGCGAATTCCACAGTCCCGTTTTTCTTGACCACGGGCAAGGCTGCGGTGTCCTCCGCCGGAATGTTCTGGCAAGGCATGATGTGCACGTTGTACCCGGCTTCACGCAAGTGGGCGGCAATGCCGTGCGTTTTTCCTACACCGGGTGGGCCTTCGAGTGAGAAAGTCACGGCGGGGCATGACAAGATGGCTTGTGCGGATTGTTCGATTGAGAGTTTGGACATTTGGGTTCCTAGGGGTTGGGGTTAGATGCGGCTAGATGCGGCTAGATGCGGCTAGATGCGGCTAGATGCGGCTAGATGCGGCTAGATGCGGCTAGATGCGGCTAGATGTGCTTTTTCCACAGCTTGGTAAGCCTGTTGAACACGCGCTTGCCGACTGGGTTCATCTCTTGTGGGCTGGAGCCGCAGGGAAGGGGCAGCCAGCGATTAGAGATGGTGGATAGGGGTTTGGGCTTGCCAAGGGTCATTTGGAGGCCCACAGGCCGTTCTGGGCGGGCCTGTGGGGGTTGTGGTGGGGGCAAGGCTATCAAGGCTATCAGGCATCGGCCAAGGGCAAGCCTTCAGGCGTGGTCAAGCCTGCTTGATGGGCTTCGGCGTTCGTGTAAATGGGGTCGAGCTTGCCATCGGCGGTTTCCTTGAAGGCTACAGGTGGGTCGCCAACGAAGATGGCCTTCTCGTAGATCAAGGTGACGCCGCAGTGCCGGGAGAAGCCGTCCAAGGCGTCAGTCTGCACGTCGATGCCCTTGACTCCCAGCACGTCCCGCATGAAGGTGGCGTGGGCCGGGGCATGGGCAGCGTACTGCGAGACGCAGAAGGCGTCTGATACATCGTCCTTGCCGGTGAATTTCTTGGCAAGGGCAACCAAGTGGGGCCAAGTCCCGGTCACGATGTACATGGCCTTCATGTCTTGGCCTTCGTGGTCGGGGCCGAGGGCAAGTGTGAGGTCGGGGTCGGACGCGGTGTCGATGTGGATGCAGGTGCGGGACTGGTTGAAGTTGGCGTCAGCCCGCAAGAACGCTTCAGCGGCCTTGGCTGCGATGGCTCGGTCTTGCGTGTTCTCGGGGGTGGTGCGCAGGCCAATGGCGGTGTACTTGGCAACGTAGGGGCCAGCAAGGGCTTCTTGGGCGGGGGTGAGTTGGTCGGACATGGTTGGTTCCTTTTGGTTTGGGTTTGGTTGGGGTTTGGGTTGGGGTTTGGTTTGGGGGGTTTAGACAAGTGGGACGTATCCGGGCTCGCCCACGAAGATTTCAGGGCCTGTATAGGGCACTTCCTTGTCCTTGAAGGCGTCGTAGTAGTGGTGTCGTAAGGCGTACTTCCTTTTGGTAGTGGGTTGGGCAAGGTTGCGGAGGTAGTAGGGGCCGTCTTGGAATTGTCGGCTCATACCTTTCATGGCCTCGGGCAGCTTGGGGACTCGGACTGTCTTTGTGAAGTCAGACCGGGGCCGGTGCACGATGGGCGTGGGGGCAAGGGTTATGCGGGTGGGTCTGGACAAGGCAAGGTGGGGCAAGGCGGTGTAAGCCTTCAGGTACACGGCGGTCATCGGGGTGTCCCACCCGCCATTGGTTATGGTGAGGGTGTTGTCGTTGTGGTAGATCAGGATGTTGGTGCTGTGCAAGAGTACCTCAACTGATGTGGGTGTGATTATCAGTCGGTGGTTCTTTGAGTGGGTGGGTTTGCCTCTAGTTCGTGTGGCAAGTGCAAGGATTGTGCTGTAGTCGGTAGGGTAGATGTGAGGGACTTTAGATGTGAACATGATGTCAGTACCAGATACTAGTATACTAGATAAGGCGAAAAATGACAGGAAACTGTCAGGAAGCAAAAATTTCTTGACAGTGCAAGCCGGATGTGGTAGGAAAATTGGACGATGCACCAAAATGGTGCATTTTTGGTGTTTTTTGGGTTTCTATATAAATCAACGACTTACGTGGATAAGGTGTGAAAATCCGAGTGGTGTTTTGAAAAACACTATAAGGAGGGAAATCGGACAAAAAATAAATTGACTTTTCTTCCCTAAAACACTCGCCGAAGTCAAAAGTTGAGCTTCTAAGTCACTGTTTTCTTGAAACAAAACAAACTATTTGACTATTTTGTTTTCCGATTTTTGATCTCTGACTTCAGTACCTTATCCAAGTAAGTTGTTGTTTTATAAAGGGGCTTGTGGATAAGTCGATAGTAAGTACTAACCCAACTTACTGTTACTTCTTGTTACAAAGTGACAGTTTTTTGTGTAAAACCGCGTCCTTTTGGCAAGGCTAATTTTCGGAAGATGACAGAATGGGCTTGCATCTGCGCGGTTTTTGGGGCTTGTCAGTAGTAGTTTTGCTTGGTTTAGGTGTACTTAAGGCTTGCATAGCGTACGGAATAGCAGCATAATTCAGTACGTTTCGCGCAATTTTCACTACCTGTCAATAATTTTTGTGCCAACTTATGCGAAAATCTGCGCACTAAGTTTGTCGATACGCTTGCTTCGCTTGAATTTAGGGCCTAACAAGTAACCAATTGATTGATAAAGCGTGTTGTTGAGTAGGTCAACGACTTGCCCATTTGATTTTTGTGCGAGTTTGACTGCATTGTCCAAGTTGGCAAAGGCTTTCAAGCGGTAGCGAACTGAGGTTTCGGGGTCGATTACGAATACGCCGTAGTTTTTCATGGTGGTTCTCTTTGATAAAGGGGTCTAGGACTTGCCAGAACGGGTCTGGAAGCGATTTTTAGGGCTTGGGTAGGGCTAGGGTGCTTGGACAGGGTTTAAAGGCTTGTGCGGGGTTTTGAGGCTTGCATGGCCGTTGATCTAGCCTATGCCGTTGATCTAGCCAAAGCCAAACCCAAAGCCAAAGCCAAAGCCAAAGCCCCAGACAAAGCCAAAGACAAAGCCAAAGCCCCAGCCCACCTAAAACTCAACCGCCAAGATACCCGCCCATGACCGGAACTCCGGCCCGAACTCCAGACAGGAGACGCGCTCATGCTGTCAGCAAGGGCATGGAGCATATCCAAGCGCTCTTTTTCGAGTCGGCGCAGTTCCCTGGCCGCTTGCATGGCCAGAGCCGGTGTATGGGCCGTTTCAAGGGCCTTGGCGAGAGTTTGTGTGGGTGTCAAAAGGGTGCGATGGAGGTTGTAGGCTTGCTCAGGGCAAGTGTCTGAAGTTCAGCCGGACGTAGCCCCTCTCAATGCGTCCGGCTCTCGATGGCCTGAACGACCACGCCAAGCACAACGGTGATGGCAGCGACAATGACAGAGGCGACAGACGCCTCCCCGGCCAGGATAAACATGGAAGCGAAGCAGAGGGACATTACGATGCTCATGGCAGTAAACCTTTCATATTTAGGTGTTCGACGAGGATGGCCCTGCCGTGGGCCGTGGAGAGGGCATACCGGCTGCACGGGAGCTTGTGCTGTGTGTAGGCCGGTTTAAGGCTGTAGATGACCGTCTGCGCGTCAGTCTGGCTCACGTATAAGTCCAGAGGCTTGAACTTGTACTGGAGCTGGTTGTTGGTGTTAACTTGCAGCACGGATGGCCTCAAGCGCTTGGTCGTCCCACTTGTCGAAATAACACTCGGCCTCGTATGCCTGTTGGACTTGGTCTTCGTTCTCATCGTCAAAGTAAGCGACGATTTCGCGGTACGAGCCAAAGTCATGGCTCTCCCGCTTGACCCGAAAATCGGGAAGAGGGAATTTAGCGCGCAACATACGAAGGTAGTGGGCAATTTCGATGGACTGGAGCCGTTCGAAATCAGGGAAGCCCAACTGGGCGATGGGGGCGTCAGCAGGGGCCGAGCCGATGTAGATGTAGTCTCGCATAATTAAATTGAATTGTGGTTTTCTAAAATTTATCGGTTATAACGAAGTCCATCAAATGGGCTTTTGATCCATTTTTTAGTCTTTTTATCAATCCCAGCGAAAATGCCTTTTTTAATCGCATATTCTTTCGCCGATTTTGGATTGGCGAATTTCTTGTTTCCGCAAATATAGTATGTCCACAATTCGGGATCAAATTCGGCGTAATGAATCGCACCATGCCCAAATCGGATTTCACTGGGGGTAGGGTTGCGCCATCCGACGATATTGCCGGGTATTTCTGGCTTGAATGGGTTATACATTTCAACCTCTCATAAAAAAATCAAAAACAAGTGGTGCCATGAAAACGGCAGCAAGAATAAATGCTTGAAATAGGTTTATCATGATTCAAGCCTCCATCATCACAAAGTAGTGATATGCCAAAAAGCCTACGCCAAATTCTCCCTTGGCATCGGCAGCGAACGTGTCAATCCGTGCAAGTAGTGCACCCACCTCAAACTCTGGTGCGTTTTCCTCAGCATCCTTGCGCATTTCATCCCGGATGAAGTCCATCGCATCGTCGGATGTATCGAATTCCACCGGATCGGCATCGGGTAGGTATCCGGGCATGTTCCAGCCTGCGACAAATTTTGGTTTGCATGCTTTGCAAGACGATGCGTAACGATCAGCGTATTCGGACATTTCCTCAAATGTTTCAAAATCGTGCTCATTTCCGCATTCCGGGCAAGAATAGCCCCATGCGACATCAAATCCAATGGAACAATAGACACATCCGGGCCAATCCTCAGGCATAACCCAGACATTCCCGCTCGACTGATTTACCCCAGCGTGCGTGTACTTATCGACGCGCTTTCCGGCGGCTTCGATTGCTTTGAGGCATTCGGCTAGGCGACAAAGATCGTCGCCTTCAAATTGTTCAAATAGTGAATCCATAATTTAACCTCGCATAATATCTACTATGAAAAACCGCCTAAGCACACGAATATGCACTTAGGCGGTTTCTCAACCGCGCTATCGGGGGCTGGTTAGGCCCCGTCGTTATCTAATTCCGCACTATCGCGGGTGCTTTATACCCTTGTAATCGGGTTCTCTATTAAAACCTTGCGAATTGCCGTACTCTGGTTTAAAAGCTTAATAAGTAGGGTGTGAAGTGGTGTGGCACATTGTGGGGTAGCTTTATCGTATGCCGCAAGAATGAATCCTGCGGGTATTGATAATCCCTCACGCCTGTAGGCCGCTTGTTTCAGACCGCTTATTGAGTCAAGAAACCGCATGATTATGCTATGCATTGTCACCAATACATCATTTTCCAGACAATCTAGGGGTTACGTGCTCCGAGTCCTGCTGGGTTACACGTTCTTGGCATAAATGCCGTTCTTTATAGTTGTCGGTGCTTTGTGGGTGCACTAAACGCGGTTTCCCCGCGCACATCCATACCATGCAAGATATGCCGATGCCACACCTTGTGTAGTCTTATACGCGCATACCTCGGGGTATGGGTTCTTGCCCTGACAACTCGCGCGGTTGACCCTATGTCCGAATAGTGGACACGTACAATGGCCGCGCTATCTATAAATTTTTAAAGAATACCCGAATCAATCGTTGTCACGTTTGAATCACTGTGCATCGGATACCATGACCCCTTAGGGCATAGTTCCGATGGCCCGTGGGCCATCATAAAATGCGACAATGAACAAACCCGATTAACTAAGTGCGGTGATCCGCAGCGGGTTAGAAGCTTATCTAAGGGTTTTCCCTAGGTTTCCCTAGGGTTTTTCCTTAGATAAACCCCTATTAGAGGCTTGTGGGTAACGGATTATTCGGGCATCGCTTGGCCGGTCGCGCCGGGCAGTGCCTTATCAGCCGCGAGTTCGGCAGCGCCGGGGTAGAAACTCTCTACTGGACTTGTTATATCTATAGCTTTGCCTGCCATGCGTTCAGCACGCATGGCGCTAGCAGCGTCACGCCACTCGGTGAATTTTGCGAGCGCTTTCGCTGCGCTCGTGGGTTTACCTGTTTTGGTCAACTGTGGGAACTGGGCCAGAGCTGCGCCCATGCGCAGGAATTCAGAATACGGCGCTTTGCCGTCGATTTCCATGAGGGTGACAGCCTTGCCGCTGAGGTCCGTAAGGGCGGCACACGCGGGGCGTATGTTGCCGTGTGACAGTGCCGTGATAGTGGCCTGTTCGCCTGATTGGGCGAGCGTATCAATGATCGCCTTGCGATGTTTGCCAATTGCAAGCATAGTGCCAGCGTCTGCACCCTGCGCGATGGCGTGAGCTAGCTTTTCGGGAGACTTGCCTTTGGCAACGGTATAGGCGTTGAATGTGACGACGTTCGACATGATGGTTTCCTTTGTGGTTAGTGTGCTTTTGTATGGAGTTACTAGTGTGTTTAGTTCTTCCATGACCTGAACTATACATGAGAAAGTGTTGTTTGGTTACAACAATGTGTAATAGTGTGTAACAGTGCATATGGTTGACGTATAGGGTATTTGTGTGGTATAATTTGGCGTGTCGCCTCTCCCCCTTCCGCCATATACAAAATTTTTTAAAACTTTTCGCACATTTACACTCAAAATGTCACTAATTTAGCGACAATTCGCCTCATAATCCGCGTATGAGTGCAATCCAGCGCATCCCCATCGAAGAACGTGCGGCTTATTTACGCTTTGAGATCACCTCCAAAGAGCTATCCGCCCGCTACAACATCCCCATCGGGTACCTCTACCAGATACTCCCGCGCCCACCCCGCCCCAAAAAACCCAAAAAATCCGAGCTAAACGCCGCCCGCAGGGCCTTCCGTACCCAGCTTGCCTCCACGACCCCCACCTTGGAGGCCGCCCGGATAGCCCATTGCTCGACGCGCACTATCTTTCGGTACAAGGCGAAGGCACGAAATGGCGCTTAAAAACCTCGACTTGCACGGAGACACCCAACAAGAGCCTCCACAGCAATCCACGGTGTTCCGCACGGTGACAGCGGAGACCTTGGACATCCACTCGGAACTGCTGGACAACTACAACGCCGCCCTTGCCCTGCGAGAGACCTTGCCCTACCGCGACGACGTGCCACCCAACCAGATCGCGCAGATCATGAACAGCATGACCACGATCTTGACCCAACTCACGAAGTTGCAGACTGAGCTCTACAGCTCGCAGCGCATCAAGGACATCGAGCTCATCCTGATCGAGACCCTGAAGTCCATGCCCCAGCCCATGCAGGACAAGTTCTTCGATCTCTACACCAAAAAATTCCCCCAAGATGTTCGCTGACCACCTCCAGCGCGTCCGAGACGCCGTTGCTGGTACCTATACACTCTCAACCTTGTCCAAGTGGGTGCAAAAGAACATCTACTTGGAAGGCGAACTCATTGACCTGAGCGGGAAATACAGCTTCCAGGCCGACATCATCGACAACCCTGCCCGGGTCGTCAACGTGGTTAAGTGCGCCCAGATCGGCTTGTCCACGGTCTCTATGTGCCACGCCCTTGCCGCACTTGCCACGCAGCGCCCTTTGAACGTGATCTACACGATGCCAAGCGCCACGGACGCCGTAAAGCTATCCACGACCAAGATGGCACCCTTGCTCATGGGCAGCCCGGAACTGCGCCGCTTGGTCAACCCCGAAGTCAACAACTCCGAGCTCAAACAACTGGGCACCAACTTCCTGTTTATCCGTGGAACACGATCCGAAACAGCAGCCTTGTCCATTTCCGCCGACATGCTGGTCAATGACGAGATCGACCGGTCAGACCCGGACACCTTGCTCCAGTTCCGTTCCCGCTTGCAGGCCAGCAAACACCGCCTGATTCGCAATTTCTCGACCCCAACCATCGCCGGAGTCGGGATTTCCAAGGAAGCCGAGACCAGCCGCCGCTACCGCCACTTTGCTACTTGCACTTGCTGTGGTCACCGGTTCTTGCCCGAGTACTACACCCACATGCAGATCCCCGGCTACAGCGGTAGCCTCATGGACATCACCCGCAGCAACCTGAAGGATGTTCGGTGGCAGGAAGCGCACTGGGCTTGCCCAAAGTGCGGGAAAGACCCCCAACTCGACCGCTCCAGACTTGAATGGGTGATCGAAAACCACCTTGACCAGCACGAGGCGGCCACCTACTACGTAAGCCCCGCGACAGCTTACGGCATCTTGACACCAGATTACATCGTGCGCTCGTCCACGGAGTTCAACACGAAGGCGGAGTTCCACAATCAGGTGCTTGGCATCGAGGCTGAAACCTCGGACGACCAGATCTCCCCCAGCGATGTGGCCGCTTGTGCTTACGAGGGTGACCTCAATAGTTCGGAAGTGCACTACATGGGGTGCGATATGGGTCACATCACTTGCACCGTGAGCATTGGCCGCATGACTCTTGACGGAAAGTTGCTGGTGGTGCACCGTGAGGAGATCCCGCTTGCCATCTTCGAGCAGCGCCGACGCGAGCTATGCGCGAAATACCGGGTGCTCATTTCCGTCCACGACGCCCAGCCAGAGACAGACTTGGTGCGGCGCATCACCGACTACGACAAAAACGCATACGGAGCCGGGTTCGTGACCACGAAAAGCACCGATATGTACACCGTGGCCCAGCGAGACGCAGACCACACGACCGGGCGCATGAACTTGCGCATGGTCAAGGTCAATCGGACGGTAGCCTTGGACTCGATCATGCAGATGTTCAAGGACAGATCGCTTGTCATCCATCAGGGGCCGAGGTCGGAGGCGTACAACGCGCACTACACCGATATGCGCCGCCAGCAGGTGTTCGACCGCAACAACGAGATCACCTACCAGTGGGTGAAAAGCAGCAAAGGCGAGGATCACATGCACTTCGCCTTGCTCTACCTCATGCTGGCTTGCCGCTTGCGTGCTACTGCTCAAGGAGGAGCCTTGCACCGAGGCATGTCGCTGGTGCGCAGCTTCCGTACCCGACACTAAGCCCTTACAATGTGCCCAAAAGGACGTAATCCATGGCCATTTTAGACAAAATCAGCGGTATCTGGGCAGCAGCCAAGCTGCCTGCTCTGCCTCCTGCGAAGGTAAAGCCTACGCAGACGAGCATTCCGGGCTACAAGACGCAGATCGCCAAGCAGACCAGCGCCCTGATTAAGCCTGACCGAAGACTTGCCCAGTCCGACATACTGGAGATGCGGCTTGGCCAGACAACCAAGCAAGTTATCCGGGATTTGGCAGCCGCAAGCCCGGACTTGTCTGCCACTATGAACGCATATCTGCGTATCGGCATCCCGGAGCGTTTCACGGTGGTGGCCCGTACGACCGATGGCATCGTGAGCCCAGACAGCACGCAGATTGCCAACGAGATTCTGCGCCGCATCACGTTCGTGGGCGACCCCAACCTTGGCTACAACAGCTTCTCATCCTTGCCGGAGCTGTCCGCTACTCTCGGCAAGGAACTTCTGCTGTACGGCAGCTCCAGTCTGGAGCTGGTGCTCGATAAGACCCGCATGCCTACCCGGTTGGTGCCCGTGCACACGCCCTCCATCCGTTATTACGAGGACGATATTGGCGTTCGCCCTGTGCAGGTCATAGGTGGGCAGGAGATCGACCTTGACATCCCGACGGTGTTCATCTTCAACCAGGACCAGAGCTTGCTGACGCCGTATTCGGATAGCCCGCTGGAGTCGGCCGTGCAGGCTGTGCTAGCCGACAGCGCCTTCCTGAACGACTTGCGCCGCGTCATGAAGCGTGCCATCCATCCCCGGTTGGTGGCCAGCATCATCGAGGAGCGCGTGCGCCAGAGTGCGCCCCCCGAGATTCTGAACGACCCGGACAAGATCAACTCGTTCATGTCGGACTTGATTTCCGGCTTGGAGAGCACCATCAACGGCTTGAACCCCGAAGATGCCTTGATCTCCTTCGACACGGTGGAGTACAGCTACCTCAAGAGCGATAGCGGTGGTACCGACCCCGGCAACACCATGAAGTCCGTGCAGGACATGATTAACTCCAAGCTGCAAGCGGGTGCGAAGACGCTTCCGGCCGTGCTTGGCCGAGGCAACGGCAGTGGTACGACCGCCAGCGTTGACACCATGCTGTTCCTGAAGAACGCGGAGATGGTGCGAACCATGCTCAACACCTTGCTGAGCCGCGCCTTGACTCAAGCCGTTCGCTTGTTCGGACAGGACGTGTATGTGGAGTTCCGCTACGCCGACCTCGACATGCGCCCCCAAAGCGAGCTCGAAGCATACCGCAGCATGGAGCAGTCGCGGATTTTGGAGCAGCTGTCTCTTGGCTTGATTACGGATGAGGAGGCTTGCATCAAGCTGACTGGAAACTTGCCCCCGGCTGGGTTCAAACCCTTGTCCGGCACCATGTTCAAGACAGCCCCAGCCGCCCCGCAGCAAAACCCGAACAGCCAGACCAGCACCATGCGCGATGGCCAGAGTACCCCGCAGCAGCCCAAAGGCCCGGCGAAGGCGGAGGTAGACCCCAACTTGACGGCGATGCTGCACAACAGCCACTCACTTGCTCAGGACGCATTGGCTCATGCCAAGCAGACGACGGACAACACCACGAAGTCCGTGTCCGATCTGGCTTGGGCCATGCAAAATGCAGTGGCGAGCCAGTCGCGCCAGCCCGTGAACGTGAGCGTGGCACCCAGCGAGGTCAAGCTGACCTTGCTCAAGGAGCGCGGCCCGAAGACCTTGAAGGTTACACGGGACGAGGATGGGCGACTCTCCTCGATCGTAATGGAGCATGATGATGGCGAGCAGCGCTAAGTGGGTCACGCCAGCTCGCAAGGCGATGCTGGCCGGAGACTGGAAGCACGGGACATACTACCTGGCCTTGTTCCGAGAGCCCTTGCCCATCACGACGGCCAAGTACAGTGCTGTCAACGAGATCAAGGCCCAGGGGTACCGGGCCGGGGGTGTGCAGATCGCCAGTCCTGTGGTAGGGACGGATGGGGATTTTGCAGTCCTTCAGTTTTCCGGTATGGCTGCCTGGAAAGGGGCGACCATCCGCGCCCGATACGGCCAGATTTACTCGGACTACAAGACCCTGCTTGTCTTTGATCTGGGTGAAGATGTCAGTTCGACCAACGATACTTTCAAGGTACACTTGAGCGACTTCGCCATCTACCTCTGAAGCACTGGACTTTAAATGAACGAACTTGAGGAAAAGCTCAACTGTGCGTTTGCGGATGTAGGGTCACAGATAGGCGACATCCTGCGCTGCATGATTGAAGCTGAGGTGGCGGCGCAGGTGGCACGGATTCAACAACTGCAAGCGGTGCTTGACGGTACGGCTTGCACTGGTGACGCTAACCCACCCGCGTAAGTGGTGGAAAATCTTTTGCAAAGGAAATTTCCATGGCTGCCTATAACGACGACTTGACCGTCTTGATCCAATGTATCGCTACCACCTTCGGTGACGAAGTTGGCCAAGCGGTTAACGAGAAAATCAATACCGTTCTGGCCCTTGAAGGCGTTGACATCGCCGCTGTTCAAGCCCAGATCAACACCCTGAACAGCTTGCTGTCCGCCAACACTGCTGGTGACGCTGCTTCTGCTCAGGCCATCGTGGCGCAGTTGACCGCTCTGGCTGGCCGCGTGACGAGCCTCGAAGGTTCTACCGCTGTTGCTGACCTGGCTGCTACCGTTGCCAGCGTGCAAGCTGCTCTGGCTGCTGAAACGCAGAACCGCATCGACGGCGACTCCGCCAATGCTGCCCAGATCGCCCAAGTGCAGTCCCAAGTGGACAGCATGGCCCAGTCTCTGGTGACGATTCAAGCTGCTATTGACGCTGGTCAAGCCGGTGCTTGCGACTGCGCTGCCATTGCTGCCAGCATCGCCACGCTGAACACCTCCGTCGCCAACCTGACCGGTAACGACGCGAACCAAGCCAGCCAGATCGCCAGCCTGCAAGCTGCTGTAGAGGCCCTGCAAACCCAAGCCGCTGGCATCGCCGGTGCCCAAGCTGCTGCCGAAGCCGCTGCTGCTACGGCTCAGACCGCTCTGGCTAATGCTGCTGCTGCTCAGGCCGCTGCAACCGCCGCTGGAGCCTCTGCCGCTGCTGCCAACGCCGCCGTCGCCGCTCTGGCTTCGGATGTCGCCGCTGCTGGCAACACCTACCTCACCAAGGTTGAAGTCCAGAACATCAACTGCGCCGTGATCGGTCAGAGCTTCCGTGCTGCCCTGCGTGGCCGCATGGGCTTGGCTATGGGTTAATCCGTGACGTGTAAAGGGGTCGGCTCACAAGGCTGACCCCTTTCTCGGTAATCTCCACTTGCATAGGAGGAAGGTATGCTGACCCACTTGATTGACGTGGCACAGGGCAAGACCGACTTGGGTAACAAGCGATCGTCGAAATGGCCCACCACCCGTAAGCACCACTTGTCCATGTACCCGGCGTGTGCCGTGTGCGGCGGTACGGACAAGGTGGAAGTGCATCACAAGAAACCGTTTCACTTGCAGCCGGAGCTGGAGTTGGAACTGACAAATCTCATCACTTTGTGTGAAGGCACGAAGTTCATCAACTGCCACTTGGCCATCGGGCACGGCGGCAACTTTCGCGCATACAATCCCAGTGTTGAAGCGGACGCGGAGCGCGTTCGGCAGTTAATCGCTGGTAGGGCCACTGAATGAGCATCATCACGACCAAAGAGCAGCGCGAAAGTCGAGAATCCATCTGCACCGGGTGTGCAGAACGCGTCATGCTGTTTGGTCGTCCGGTGTGCGGCAAGTGCAAGTGCCCCTTGTCAGGCAAGGTGTTGCTGACTAACTCCAAGTGTCCGCTCAACAAATGGCCGATTTTGGGATAAGCGATGGCAACATTCACGATCACTGCAACGCAGAACTTCACGGCCCTGACCGGAAAAACAGGGTCGGACACTTACAACGTGAACGGTGGTGCGCTTATCATCGACAGCGATACCCGTTATGGCCCGAATGCCACAACGACTACGGGAGCGTTCGCCAACATCTCTCTGTCATCTACCCTTGGCGGGACGATGACCATTGACGGCAACAACGTCTGGCAGATGTACGTGTCTGCCGCCACTGGGGCTGTACCTGCCGCTGGTGCGACGATCACGCAAGGCGGTGTGACTGCTGAGTTCCTCATGGCCATGCAGCGCCACGGAGGCACAGTTGGGGGCACTTGGACTACCGGGACGTGGATCAAGCTGCGCGGAATGACTGGGGGCACGTTCACGACTGGTACGGCCACCTTGTCTTCTGGACAGGTCGTGACGATTGCCGTCGCGCCCATCCGCAGTTTCATCGAGGTGGTGGGCGTGGAGTCCATGACCTTGACGGTCAACCGGCTCAACAAGCTGACCATCAACGGGGACTGGTTCTACCCGATCATCGATGATTCGGGCACCTTGGCCACCACCAGCGGTGTGCGTGGGCAGACCATCCAGCTACCAGCTTTCATGCAGGGTGCGTCCTTGCAGACGATGGGCTACCCTGGCGTAGAGGTGGAGACGGCCCCCGGTTCAGGCGTGTACGAGCACTGGCCGAATGCTGGGCAGATGTTCCTGGCGGCCAACATAGGAACGGACTCACGCTCTCGCTTTTGCTGGGTGAACTCGACTGGCCTGCTGACGTTCGGCCTCGACACGAACAGCGCGAACGCCGGGGATTTGCCCGCCGCAGGGTGCAAAATCCGCTTGCCCAACATCATCACATCGAGCACCAATGGCCTGATTGGGTACGCGGTCAACAGCACCCCAAACTTGACGATGGGCACTCGCTACGAGCTTGCCACAAACTCATCCGGCGCGGTGGACATTCGGCGCGTCGGAGGCTGCTGGTACATGAACATCCAGCAGGCGTACTCGGTGTACATCCGGGACATGCACACCTGTGAGCAGTTCGTGTTGGCTGAGCCTTCTACACCTCCGGACATCGATGGGGTGATGGTAGGCTTGTCCAACCAGGCCAGCCCGTACGCTTCCAATGCCATTGTGTTCCAGCAATGCTTGACCGGTGGCACCGCCAAACGCTTGACAGGTGTTCGCTCCCAGCAGGTCAGCACCGCAGGCTATGCAATCTACTTCGTGAACTTGTACGGTGGGTGGGTTTTGGACAACGTGAAGGGCATGTTCGCACAAGACGCGACTGCGCTCGCGGGCCCGGTGTTCTTCAACACCTGCGACTCCCTCACTGTGACCAACATATACCTGGTGGGCAAGCGTCTCATCATGTCGGCTTGCTCGAACTGGTCGGTGACGAATGTGTACTACGCAGACAATCCGAAGGCGACCACCACCAACACGACGGTTTCGACGCAGGCGGTGGAGCTTATGGCCAACTGCCGAGCTGGCATTCTGACCAACGTGACCACTTGGCCTGGGGTGGCTAACGTGCATCCGCTGGGCGGCTGGGTTTACATGAACACCTGCTCCGACCTCCTAGTGACCGGGTTTGGCTCATCTGCATCCCCTCTGGACGGTGGCAGTGTGGCGGGCGCCCGCCCCGGTTACCTGTTCTCGGATGGCGGCTTGAACAAGAACATCCGGTTTCAACGCAACTGGCTCACCAACCTCCGCCTTGGGCTGGCATCGAGCACGAATACCACGCAGAACATCCGGTTCCAGAACTGCTACAACACTGACGCCACCTTGACGCAAGGCCCGAACTGGTACAACAGCACCGTGCGCGGCAACCGCCAGAACAGCGGGGCGGTGCCCACGTCCTACACGCACGTTGACGGCATGCACTTCTGGGACAGTTTCACTGGCGACACCACGACGCGAGTGGCCCTCGTGTTCACTGAGAAGTCCACATCCACGTCTGGCACGTACACCGTGGACAGTGGCACGCCGAAGTTCACGAGCACTGGCTCCGTCGTGATGCAGTCCGCTGGTGACCAGATCACTTGGACAATGCCGTACTTCATGCTGGGGTGGAACGGCGCGACATCGTTTGCCACCACAGGCACGAACGTGCCCACCAACCATACCATCCAGTACGACATGGACAAGGGTGCTGGCTTCTCGGGCACGTTCAAGACCCTGAGCAACGCCAACCTGGCCGCCGAGACGGGTATCAGCCCGACCACAGGCTTGAAGTTCCGGTTCCGCATCACTTGCACCATCGCCAGTACCAGCAACGTCATTTCCACAATGGTGGTAAACGGCACCACAACACTTGCCCTGCAAAATGCCGCGCTGTACCCCCTTGACACGGTGGGCCTGACGGTGACTGGTGTGCAGCCGGGCTCGGACGTGGTGGTGTACCAAGCGGGAACGACCACGGTGCTCGACACAGGCGACAGCATCCCGTCGTCGAGCTACACCTACGGCTACACAACGACCCAGCCGATCGACATTGGAATTTTCCTGAGCGGATACGTCCCGTACTATGTGCGGAACTACCAACTCACGACAACCGCCGCCACAATCCCTGTGGCACAAACTGCAGACCGCGTATTCGCTTAACCAACTTGAAAGGCTCATGTCATGGCGAAGTTAACCAACCGCTCTCAACTGATCGTCGGGACAAACCTGACGATTGACGAGACTAACCGCACGTTCACACTTATTGCAAGTGCCACAGGCTCTACGACCAACGGCTTGATCGCCAAGGATGGTGTAAGTCTCCAAGCTATCTACTCGAAGTTCATCGAACTCTGGCAAACGGCGTCGTATCAGGACTCGCCGTTCGTGATGTACGCGATTGACGCACTCTCGGGTCAGTACCGCTTCGGTTTCGACGGTCAGTTCTATACCGGATGGAAGCCCGCAGACGATGCCACGCGCAACATGATGCGTGATGGTGGTTGGGAGGAGTGGAGCCCCACCACACCCGGCGCGATCACCAGCACCGGAACGCTCAACCGCGTGTACGTGGGCATCGTGTCTCTGGGCACGGTCAACACTGGCTCGCAGTTGTACTACCAAAAGACCAGCGGCGGCGCGGCCACCGACTTCACTTTCACCGACGCGGCCAACATCGGCGTGCAGGTGTACGGTGACTCTAGCAACGGTGCGTTCGACAACCGTGCGTACTTCCGTGGCTTCGTGCGCGAGCAGGGCTACAAGTACAAGGACAGCGTGCTCTCCGACACCGGCAAGACAGGCACGGGCGCGTACATCGTCAACTTGCTGCTGTCCAACGAGGTTGACACGAAGATCGCCGCTGCTGACGCCGCCATGAGCAGCGCCCCCTACAGCGGTATCAGCGTCACCTACTACGCGTCCAACCAGAACAAGTCGATCAACGGCACGAACTACCCGTTCCGCGTTGTGATCGAGGGCAACGGCGCGACGCTGGAGCAGATTTACACCAAGGTGCAGTACCTGCTTCGCCAGAACAGCGACATCGACCAAGGCTCGGGCACTGTGATCGGTAAGACCGCCGACGCGCTGCTGTCCTTCGAGGGTGACACGCTCAAGACCACGCAGGGTGTGTTCATCAACAACATCAACGCAAACGACATCAACCGCGTCGTGTTCAAGGATCAGAACAGCGTTGACCGTTACTACTCCTTCCTGTCGGCTGGCAGCATTGTGCCCAATAGCCCTCTCATCGGCGCGGGCAGCTACTACCGCATGTTCTTCACCACTCTACCCGGCGTGCTGGACGACTTCGGCGAGGCTGGTGCAGTCACCGTCAAGGACTCCGCAGGTGTGGACATCGCAGGCTCGTTCAGCGGAGCGATCACCTTCACGTACGACTACGACGGCAACGCGCAGGGTGGCCGTACAGCAGGTACTGACGCGAATGTGACCGTGATTGCTGGCCGACCCGGCAGTGCCAAACCTGTACAATTCGGTGCAACCATTACGCGAGCCAAGGGCATTACAATTGCTCTGGTCGCGGAACAAGACCGCGCCTACTTGTAAAAGGCTTTTTGCATGGCAACCCAATTCGACGGCCAAACCCGGCTGATTACGCTCACCACAGGGACGACGAGCCTCTCGGTTCAAGACCTGTGGAGCGATTGGGTTCGCTGGCATGCTTCTGCTGACAACAGCAAGTACCTCCCAGCCTTCAGCATCATCGGTGGCGACCCCATCGACGCTACGGCTGGGACGTACATCCCATATTACTGCTACTTGATGAACGGATGGCGCATCCGACCTCAAGAGGCTGACCATACCCTAAACGTGACGGGTGGTATTCTGCTGGTAGATGGCGGTGCGGCTGATGCTTTTGTGCCAACGCTTGGCAACTTCACCGTTCAGATCAATCGCCAGCAGCCGGTGCAGGCCATCACCATCGCTACGGCCGGTGGTGCGAACCAAGGCCCGACGGCCCTCGACATCGCGGCAGCCGTCAAGCTGGCACTTGCCACTGACTTCGCTGCACTGGAAACCACCTCACAAGCTGATACCCGGCAGGGGATTTACATGGCTGAGTTCGATCATCTTTCCACGCTCATCGACCTCATGCCTGCTGCGGTGCGTACCGAGCTGGCTGTCGAGCTGGCCAGACTTGATGCGGCTGTGTCCACTAGACTTGCCTCTGGCGACTACTCGTCCACGCCCCCGCTGCAACAGATTGCTCAAGCCACGTGGGAATACCTGCTCAACAGCACGACGACGGCCAAGGATGCCATGCTGGGTGTGGGCACCACGCTGGCCAATGGTGTTGGCCTCACGCCGGTGGAGCACGACTACCTGCGCCGCATGTACGAGATCCACGGCCTTGACCCCGCTGTTCCCTTGGTGGTATCGGTGGATACCCGACTGGCTGGTGACATGGTGCAGAGCATCACGGACGTGAACGGCATCGTGACCGTTACGCGCACGGCGTGAGAATCAACCCACGGGCCACAGCGGCCCAAGGTATTGGCTTCGGGGTCGCTCAGGTAGCGGCCGCTGGCCTGATCGGCTTGATTATTGCCGGGCACCATAATCCGGTGTCAGTCCAGGGTGTAGGTTACAGCCCGCAGCTGCTGGCCGTTCAAGGGTTCGCGCCCACTGCCGTCCCGAAGACACTTGACGGGCCGTTGAGAGGCTTGCACAAGTACGCCCCGGCGACCATGAAGTTTGTGTCTGCCGAGATCAAGATCCCGGCAGTCCGGTACGACCACCTGATTGGGGAGATCACAGCATCAGGCAGCGCCCAAGTACGCTTGCTCCCAGCGGTGCACGAGTACGAAGCTGGGGACTTGCTGGCCAGCGGAGCAGCACAAACTCGCGTGGTGTACGTGGAACATGCGACACAAGTGGGTAAAATCCTCGCAGAAGGGCGGCATGACTTGTCGGATGATGATATTCTCGCCCTATTGCTTACAGACATCTTGGCCTAATTGGAGTGGAAATGAGAGCCAGTATCGAACCCCAACCGTTTTGGTGCGGTACCCAAGACAGCTATGAATACGTGCTGTCATGCTCGGACAAGGCTGTGGCCATGGCTGCCGCCGCGTCCGACAAAGCCCCTGAGATGCCCCCGATGTGGCACCGGGTTGGCAACGTGGGTGTTGTTGACATCCAAGGCCCTCTGGTGCAAGGAGATGCTGGCTGGATGCGCTTCTTCGGCGTGACGGGCTACGACAATGTGCGCCAGGCTGTGGTGGAAGCCCTTGTCCACCCGGACGTCAAGTCCATCTTGCTCAACGTGGATTCTGGTGGCGGGCAGGTTGCGGGCGTGTCCGACACGGCCAAGTTCCTGGCTGATGCCGGTAAGATCAAGCCCGTGACCACTTTCAGTGATGGCACCATGGCGTCCGCTGCGTATTGGCTGGGTTCCACCGGCTCGCACGTGACCGTGAGTGATACCACCGTGGCCGGTTCAATCGGTGTGCTTCAGGTGCACGCCGAGCGCAGCAAGCAGCTTGCGCAGGACGGCATCACCGTGACGGTCGTGCGTGCTGGCAAGTACAAAGCCAACACGAACTCGATGGAACCCTTGTCGGCAGATGGACAGGCCACCTTGCAGTCGCAGGTTGACCACCTCTACAAGCCGTTCTTGGCTCATGTGGCTGACCGGCGCGGCGTGAGCCCGATGGAAGCTGATGCCAAGATGGCCCAAGGACGTGTCTTCATCGGCTCACAAAATTTGGATGTTGGCCTTGTAGATGCCGTCGGTACGTACGAGGATGCTCTAAAATACGCAGCATCAGTTGCTGCCAGTATGAAGCCAAAACAGCGTGCTTCTGTTGGTTCGGCCTCTTCGGTGATTGATAATTCCGCACATCTGAGTCAAGGACATGATATGACCAAACCTACTTTGCCCGAAGCTACACTGGAAGATACCAGCGCAGTAGCTGATGTGGCCCCCGCAGAGCCTGTGGCCCCCGAAGCTACTCCGGCTCCTGTTGCTGCTGTTCAGACTGAAGGCGCCCTGGTGTCCTTCCTGCGCGATGAGCTGAAGCTGGCCCAAGCCGACGCAGTTGCTGCTCGTGCTGAATCCAAAGCCGCCACGGAAAAAGCCGATGGTCAAGCTGCCCTCTATGCCGAGTTTGAATCGGTTGTCCGCGTGAGCGTAGACTACATGGCGGTTGCCCTGGGCGGCGCTGCCAACGGTGCCGCATTCACCGGTGAAGCACTGGCTGCCGAGCACAAACGCTTGTCTGCCGTGTACTCTGAGAAGTTTAAGGTGGGTGGGGTCGCAGCAACCGCCCCGGTTGAAGGTGGCAAGCCGAAAGGCGAAACTGCTTCCAACCCTCTCTTTGCTGTGTTGGCTCGATCTGTTCCCGCCTCGAAATAAGGAGTATTTTTCATGGCACGCGATCATTACATTGTTCCTACCGCTCCCTCGGAGGAGTCCATCACCGTTCGTCTCGGTGCTGGAAATGCAGTTGGCGATAATTTCTCTAGCGTTGACGCAGGCAAGCTGGTGAAGTTGGTGGGCGAGTCCCGCTACAACCTGTGCGCCCTCGGTGACGAGATTGAAGGCGTAGTGTCTTCCGTCGAGTCCGCCACGCAAAACGGCTATTCCATCGGCGGCATCGTGACCGACGACTGTCGCATCTATGCCCGCGCTGATGGTCTGCAAGCTACCCCCGGAGTTGGCGTTCTCGCTGTTGGCGACTACGTTGTGGCTGGCACTGTGACTGCCAAGGGTACCGCTATGACCGACTTCCCCAAAGTCGTGAAGGCCACTTCCCAAACTGGCATTTTCCGCTTCGCGTGGCGCGTTGTGTCTCTTGGTCCCGTCGGTACTGGTGCTGTTGGCACCACCGTCGTGATCGAACGTCTTTAATTTCTGAGGAGTAATACGAAATGGCAGCCTACATCGACGCTTCCGGCAACACCCAGCAAGTTGCTGTCGGACCGGAAGTCCACAAAAAAGCTCTGGAAGCCAACCTCAGCGTTGAGCACTTCCTGAATCGTGAACACGCCAACGCCGACCTCAAAATCGGTACTGCGTTCCAGCAGCTGTGCGCTTCTGAAGGTCTTGCCCTCCCCGGCAAAAACCCCTTCGGCCTGCGTGCTTCCACCATCGACGAGATCCTGAGCGGCAAGGCTTCTGCTGGTATCAATACCACCGACGCTGGCACCCCCTTCGGCTCTGCCTCCCGCACGCTGTTCCCGCCCGCTCTGCTGGCCGCCATCGAGTCCCAGCTTGCCAAGGACCGCGTGACTGACACCGTTGTGTTCGACCAGATGGTTGGCCAGAACATCTCTGTGACCAACGAGAACTTCGAGCAGCCCGTCATCAACTACGGCACTGCTGGTGGTCCCGAGCAAGCCCGTGCACAACGTATCGCCCAAAACGCTACGCCCGCCACGGTCCTGAAGTTCAGCACCGCTGACCGTATCCGTCGTCTGCCCGTGTGGTCGATTGGTATGGAGTTCTCCGACCAAGCCCTGCGTGCCAGCACCTTGGACATGGTGGCCCTGATGACCGCTCGCTTCATGGAAGTCGAGAAGGACAGCCGCGTGTACGACTACCTGAGCTCCTTGTTCCTGGGCGACAACGACCTGAACACTGGCGCTGTGGCTGCTGTGACTTCCACATCCTTGGACGCCGCTGCCACCGGTGGCGTGCTGACCCACAAGGCTTGGGTGAAGTTCCTGGCTCGCAATCGCAAGTACCGCAAGGTTGACTTCGTGATCGGTACCGTGGGCACCTACCTGCAAGTTGAAGGTCGCACTGGCCGCCCTGGCACCACCAACTATGACCCCACGCTGGCTCGTATCGACCCGCAGGCATCTGCCGTGAACGCTGGCTTCGGCAACGACGTCAAGTGGTTCATCGTGGACGACTACGCTGCTGGTGGCCCCGTGCCCGAAGGTCAAGTGTGGGCTCTGGATAGCCGCTCTGCCATCACCAAGGTGACGAACGCCGCTGCTAACTATGCGGCCAGCGAGAACTTCGTGATGCAGCGCAGCACTGCCCTGCGTTACGACTGGAGCGAACTGTGCTACCGCACCATGGGTAACAGCGAACTGCGTGGCTTCGACATCCTGACGATTGCCTGATAGGAGCGGGCCGGGGAAACCCGGCCCTCTGACACATGCAAATTCATGACCCTAAAGGAAAATGGTTCCGACTGACCGCAAGTTATCCCTTCTTCGATCACGAAGCCGGTGTGTACTTGCAGCCTGGGGTGGCCACCAAAGCCACTCCCACGGTGGCCATCTTGTCTCAACCTGCGATCGTGGAGATTCCCGACCCCACAGGTGAGGTAGAGCCTCCAAAAGAGGCGGTCACGAAGTCCAAGGCCAAATAAGATAACCCCGCTTCGGCGGGGTTTTCGAAGAATCTGAAGTCCGGCCAGTCTGGGTAGTAGGTTTCGCCAGAGGCCCGAAAGGGCCCCTTATTTGGAAATAAGATCACCCCGCTTCGGCGGGGTTTTTGTTGACCCGAAATTCTTGTACCTGCTGTATAAGCACACCCCAAACGCGCACCAAGCTCCACCTTGTCACATCCCAAGGCTCCCACTCTGTCAAAATACTCGGGCTGATTTGGAGAGTTTATTTTGCTGACCGACTACACTTCCTACGACGAGATTCGTGCTGTTCTTGGTGTCTCCAACAAGGACATCAAGGACGAGACGCTTGCCTTGGCCTTGTACGAG